AAATACAACTTTGGACAAAATCAAAAGAATGTACATTCGCGATTTTGGATGTTGATATGGCCTCCTACATTGCCAAAAAGCCTAATCGATTTGGATTTATTACCAGCATGAGCATGAGTACAAATATGAGCTCTTACGAAAGTGCTCTAGTTCAATTCTCGTTAGACCTAGCTGTTCCAATTACAAGAGAAACAGATAGATATATTATTCAAACCATTCAATCATGGATGCATCGCGAAGAACCAATTTTTCCTATTTATCGAAGAGCGCCGTAAAACCCCTGGCATTTATGCGCGGGGACATAAGGCACAATATTCCATAAATATGATATAATCCAGATATGCGAATGACCTACAAGTTTCGCCTGAACCCAACCCGCCACCAGCGCACTTTGTTCAATAATACGCTGGAACTGTGTCGTTGGGTTTACAACGAAACGCTTGCTACCCGAAAAAATACATGGGAACAGGAAAAGAAATCGGTTTCGCACTATGATACAATCAATATGCTTCCTGAGTTGAAAAAACAAAGACCGGAACTTATCCAGGTTTACTCTCAAGTATTGCAAGAAGTTTGCGCGCGGGTCGATCTTGCTTTCAAAGCTTTCTTCCGGAGAATAAAGGCAGGAGATAAAAAGCCGGGCTATCCGCGATTCAAGAGCTATGGGCGCTATGACAGTTTTACATATCCGCAATACGGGTTCGAACTTCTCGATAATGGCTTGCTCCTTTCTAAAATCGGTACGATCAAGATCGTTCAGCATCGTCCGCTGGAAGGCAAGATCAAGACCCTGACTGTTCGGCGGGATGCGGTCGGTAACTGGTACGCCAATTTCTCTTGCGAAGTTGAACCAGAACCACTGCCAAAGTCTGATAAGGCGGTTGGCATAGATGTTGGCCTTGAAAGCTTCGCAACATTTTCGACTAGCGAGAAGGTCGCGAACCCGCGCTTTTTCCGCAAGGATGAGAAAGTGTTGACGCGTGCGCAACGCAGATTGTCTAAAGCCGATAAAGGTACGCCAGAACGAGCAAAACGTCGCAAGGTTGTCGCTCACATCCATCAGCGTATCGCTAACCGGCGCAAGGACTTTGCACACAAACTTAGCCGCCAACTCGTAAATGAGTACGGCGTCATTGCGCTGGAAAAATTGAACGAAAAGAATATGCTTAAAAACCATTGTCTTGCAAAAAGCATCTCGGATGCAGCTTGGAATCAATTTGCTGAGTTCACTCAATACAAAGCGGAAGAAGCTGGTAGAGAGTGTATGCTGATTGACCCGCGCAATACATCCAAGCGATGTAGCCGGTGCGGTACTTTGGTTGAGAAAGACCTGTCCGTACGTATTCATTCCTGTCCTGTTTGCGGTCTCGTAATAGATCGAGACGAAAATGCTGCTATAAACATTTTAGCTTTGGGGCTACAAAGCTTGGGCTTCAGCCCTAGAAGCCCCCGACTTTAGCCGTGGGGAGTAGTCACCAATCTGAATATCTTTGTTTGTATTGTGGTACACCGCAATCTATTGAGAACCATTCTTGTGATAAATGTGGCGCGCCGCGCAGTTTTGTTTTAGGATAAAAATGACAAAAAACGATTGTATTGAAATTGGCGTAGATATGGCTAAAATCGGCGGCGATGAAACCTATATAATTGAAAATGCGAATGGAGTAATTAAGCATAACGGAAAAGTAATTGCTGAACACGATCAAGGTGTTGTGATTGATTGTCAGGTGTGCAGATATGCTCATTTATTTCCGTTGTCAACTCGAACCGAGGCATATTATCGAGAAGATAGATTTTATCAACATCATTCACCGGCTGATTGGCTAAGTAAAGAAGTTGAAGAATACAATTCCGGTTTATGGGATTCTGCTTATCATCGTCAAGCAAAGTTACTTTTTGCTAATTTCCCTCTTTTGGATGTCGGTTGCTCTACTGGAACATTTCTTCATTTTTGGCGGAAAAATTATGGCAAAAATACTGTTTCTTGGGGTATTGAACCGTCGAAAATGGCACGCAAAAAATCAGTTGTCATGAGCAGTAAAATTGTTCCTGATTATGAAACTTTTATAAACTCCGCTCGATCAGGATGGGCAAACTTCAATGTTAGATTATCTTTAGTGCTTGAACATATTCCAAATCCAGTTGAGTTCCTTCGCCAATATGTTAACATACTTGGCAATGGCAATATGATGATTATTGTTCCTAATGAGTTTAATCCTCTTCAAAGACGTGTTGGCGGGAATTGGTTTGTTTCGGATGTGCATACCAATTACTTCACGTCAGATAGTTTACTTGAAGTTATGCAAGAGGCTGGCTTGCAAGTTGTTTATCAAACTGCTACTTTCCCAACTGAATTATTTATCCTGATGGGATTAGATCATCGCGGAAATGACAAATTGGGCCGGAAATTGCATCGGTATCGTTTGCTCTTCGAAAAGAAAGTGCCAGGAATTTTCAAAGCTTATCATACTTTGTATCATCGCTTTCAATGGGGGCGTGAGTTAATTTTTGTTGGTGTAAAATCATGTTTCAGACCGGATTGTGAGTAGAATTATGCCTAATGGTACTTTTCATGCCAACACAAACCTTCTGGTTGCCGCTGGCGCGACCGTAGCAAGTCTTTCGCTATCACTTGCCGAGAATAATTACTCTGGCTTTATCGGAACGATATTCTTTGTTCTTGGTGTTCTGTCTGGAATTCCGCTAACGCCTGATCTTGATTTGGATGAAAATTATTGGAACAGCTTTTACTTTCTTGACATTGCACATAAGTTTCCGGGATGGATTTGGCATTTCTTTTGGTATCCTTATGCCAAATTGATGCGCCATAGATCAACTTTATCTCATTTTCCAATCTTCTCAACTGCAATACGTTGTGCCTATGTCTTGATACCATTGACAATTGCTATACTTTTATTTGATAAAGAAATGATTGTTATTTCGTTTTTTGGTCAAGTACATCCAATGAATTATATTTTTTTTCTATCCGGTCTAGCTATCAGCGACCTATTGCATTATTTGGCTGATATAATTCTATAAATAGGTTATAATTGCGTAAATATTATGAGCGAAAAGAAAATTACCTTTCTTACATACGCAGAATCACAAGTTGGCTTAGGGCATTGGTTTCGCACTCAGGCACTTGAGGATGAAGCTAAAAGTCGCGGTCACGCGACTCATTTTTTGACTAACCGAATGTTATTTCGGCAAATGTACTTTCAAATTCGAAATGAAAACGTAGATGATTTTTACAATTGCTTACATCAAATCAAACCTCATGTGCTAATAGTTGATGTGCAAGGGCATATACCGGACTATATGCATGAGATAGCTCGTAAATTTAATGTCAAAATTGTTATTCTGAATGGCGTTGGTAGAGTGGATGAAAATCACGCCGATCTTGTAATCGTTCAAGGATTCAATAATGGCAACCAGAACAAAAACACAGTTAGCGGTCCTGAATATGTTATCTTGCGATCCAAATTGAATCAAGTTCCGGCAATGCATAGCGGAAATGCTTGGTTCGTTTGGGGCGGCGCAAATGATAAAATGTCATTGCTCGAAGCGTTTAATCAATTCGATGATCGAGAAGCAATTTTGGCCGTTCACAAGGAATTTATTAATCCTTCAACATATAATAAAATTGTAAATACACAACCGAATTCATTGCATTTGATTTGTCAAGTTACCGGTGATGCGATGCTGCCAATTATGGCAAATTCCAAACGCGCTTGCATTGCTATGGGAATGACCGCTTGGGAATTGGCATATTTTGGTACACCAACTTATGTTTTCTCTGCAACTCCAGGTCATTTGAAATTTGCTCAAGATATGGACGCGGCCGGTTTGCTCATGGCCTATCCGCAAGTAGGGTTGCCAGATATTGGAAAAATGAAAGAGTTTTTAGACCGTCCATTTGAAGTAAATCTATCAAATAAGCCTGATTTGCTTGGAGCGAAACGAGTGATGGATTTGATAGAAAGTCTATAAAAAAAATGGCAAAAATGGCAAAAATTTTACTCGCTTGTCAAAAAAGTGGCAAAAATACCTATTTTTGTCAAATTTTTCTGCCATTTTTATCATTTTCGCATAAAGTCATATGACAAAAACTAACAGAGATATTATTTTTTACTCATATGATTTTCCGGCAATATGTAGGGAAATGGAATTTCACTTAGAAGTAATGCATACATTTAAAATTGGTAAAAACATATACGGAGCGGCCAATGCTACAATTACTAAACCAGAGAAGTTCGCAAATCAAACAGTTAGATTGTATTTTATTAATGGATTTGTGAAATGGATCGAAAGAAATAATAGCGATCATCCAGTCAAATATTTCAGTCAAGACAGGAGAGTGTAAAATGTGGCGTGATACAACATCTTATTGGATTTGTGAGTATTGTGATCGAGTAATATCGATCCAAGATGGAAGTTGTCCGGGCTGCGGCGGGCCTCATCGGTCTACCAGCAAGACTAAAGACGACATGCCGAGAGACATACCGAGAACAACTATTTTTGACATGAACAGACAGGATGTACAGCTTTTGCCCCTTAGCGGTTCAACAGCAAGTTTCATAAATCATTCAACAAGTAGTAGCTCTATGGTTAGCTCTATGGTAATGGGAAATTTCGGTTTTAATTTACCGGCTATAGACCGTCATCCAATAAACACCATCGATCCGTTTAATCCCGGAATATACCCATACAAATAAGAACAAGTTACTCGATTTTTATTGATCTTTTAGTTAGATAGGATAACATAATGAAATTACTCAAAAGAATAGCTCTGTTATTTGTTTTGGTGTTAGTTGTCGTTTCGTGCGCACCACCAGCAGCACCACAAAAATTTTATTTGCCCATGATCCTTGAGCAAAATCAATCCGTTCTAGGTGTTCAAATGGAGGGTAATAGCCTGGGCGGACGTAATGTTTACTTGGCTAATGAGAGCGCAATTCATTTATCTTTGCGCTGGAGCGAGGTTGAGGCCATCAGAGGTACATATTCATGGATTACAACATTTGATACAATGGCCGCTACCGTGGCAGAAAACAGATTTTTTATTCTCAATCTAAAAAATGCACCGGCTTGGGCGCGTGCGCCATCTACTCTACAATGCTATGCACCAAAAGTTGAATTTTTTGATGAGTTTGCAAATTTTGTTGTAGCTGCTATCGACCGCTATCATCCAGATGCTATCGAGATATGGAATGAACCAGACGTTCAACCACAAGCTGCAATAGATAATGGCTATTGGTATGGTTGTATTGGTAACGGTACACTATATGCTCAAATTTTGGGAGTGGTGTATCCTATTGTAAAGGCACATCATCCATCCGTTGTAGTGCTGGGTGGCGCATTAATGCTTGGGGAAACCCAACACAAATTTACTGAGGACTTTCTAGCATATACAATTGCATCACCTATCACAAAATACAATCAATCATACCCTGTACCAGCCCCAAAACTATCTTTAACGTCATCCATACATCCATTCGATGGTGTCAGTTATCACGCATATATCACGTACCCATCTACAAACTTCGATTACGTATTCGGCAAAGCCGATTATCTTGCTACGCTAACAGATAAACAACTTTGGGTGACAGAAACCGCTCTTCTGTGCCAAACGGACTGCGGTACGACATTTAAAAATTCACAGACCAATTATCTAACTCATGTTTACAGCAACGCCTATAGCCATGGTCTAAATGGCTTATTATGGTACAGCTTAGCAAATAACGGATGGTTAAATTCAGATTTGGTCGCCAAAGATGTGAAAAAGCCAGTATGGTATGAATACTGTGATTTTTTGGGAGGTTGCGAATGATGACAAAAGTAAAAATTGTTGGGAATGGACTTCCGAAACAAACACAAATATACATCAACGACATTCAAGTTAATCCAGTAAGCTTGTCTATTCATATGGGTTACGGTCATGCCCCAGAAATTACAATGACATTTATTGGAGAAGTGTCATTCCCAGATGACTTGTCAGCAGAAATAAGTTTAGCCACAGTCCCATTGATGAAACGCCAAAAAATAGATGAGTAAAATTATTCTTGCTATCGTTTCATTTTTCCAAAAGGAAATTATAATCCGTTATTGGCCGGATCATCCACATTTAATTAAACTCGATGACTTTCTAATAACTACGAAAAAAACAATTGGATCAATAGTTATTGGGAAAAAATATCAATGTATGTTATGTGGCAAATACCTCATGGAGTATGAGCGGAGCTATTGGAAAACATACGAAGATTATTCGCCGGTATGGATGAATAGTCAAAGGACAACAAAAAGAAAATGAGATACTTATACTTTTTTAGTTATGTTCATACTGCCGCAAATGGTACTTTTTGTTTTGGATTTAGCGAGGTTGAGTCTGGCGAACTCGTTGAAACTTATGAGCATATCTTTGATATCAAAGAACAAATCGAAAAACAATTAGAAATGGATAGTATCTCTATCATTAATTTTATTTTACTAAAAGATAAAGAAAAGGATCAAAAATGAAAATCGGATTGAATCTCAAAGTTCCAGAAGCGGTCGAATTTTCGAAAAGTTTTCAATCAACAGATATCGTTTACACCCATAGCAATGATTATGGTGTTTTGTCTGGTTTATCTAATGTCAGTCGAATGTTATCTCTTACGCCTGATATTCTTCCTGGCTATGTCGAAACTCTGTATAACGAAAAAATAAGCAATATTGCCTTTAATTTAGAGGGCAGCAGCTTAGATTTGCCCGAACTGGTTGCCAAACAAAAAAGAATGTACGATCAGGTTATCGAATTGATAGGCATGAAATTGGTCTTTGTCCCTTCTGGGCAATCTTTAGTCCGATGGCCTTCTAGTCTATCAAAATATTGTCATGCTTTGTGTTTTCAAACTCAAAAGTATCAAATTGAATCGCCGGAACATTACATTGACATTATCAAAATGACAATTAACATGATACACATTAATCGTCCATCTTTGCCTGTCTGGGTACAAGTATCTGTCTCACCGCCCACAAAACACAACACGCCAATCCCGAAAATAATTTCAACCATTCAGTCAATATTTAGTAACAATGTGAATGCGGCTGGTATCTATCTTCACTATCTGCCCGAAGATTGGCAAAAGGCTGAGATTATTTTATCAAGCTTGCTTGTTTCTCGCGCGAGGCAAAATTCATGACATCTCAAAACAACTCAAAATGGGTATGGATTATTGCTGGTGGAATTTTACAAATTCCAATGATAAAAGCCGCCAAAGAGCGCGGCTACAAAGTCATGGTGACTGACCGCGACTTGCTTGCGCCCGGCTGTCAAATTGTAGATAAGGCGCTAGGCGTGGATACATACGATATTCGCGGCCATATCGTTCTCGCTAAAAATCTTCCATTCAAACCGGCAGCTGTATTAACGGTTGGCGCAGACGTAGGTCCTACCGTTAGCGCAGTAGCAGAGGTATTTTCTTTACCGGCTGAAAAATCTATAATTGCCAAACGTGTTCGCAACAAAGCAACTATGCGCGATCTTGTAAATCAAGCACATCCAGTTTATTTAGAAATTGATTACGATCATGTAACCCCTAACTCGAACTGGAAAGCCCGTTGTAAATCCGCTGGAGTTGATCCATATCCATGTGTTCTCAAGCCAATTGAGGCCAGCGGATCAAAAGGTATCACTCTGATTGAAACACCTTGGCAATGGACAAATGCCATGCTAAAAGCACGTCAGTTTACCGGCAATGGTAATCGAAGTTTGATTGTAGAAGAACGGTTGATTGGTAAAGAATACGCGCTGGATTTCTTCGTGTACAACAAAAGAGTATATTTTGCCAATGCCGCCGAAAGAATTTTTCGTACACGTGGGAAAAAGATAGGCATAGAGGCTGGTCACATCAATCCGTGGACGCCGCCAGACGAGGTTATTTTATTGGCAGCAAGAGCTGTAAAGAAATTGGGTGTTACTTTTGGCCCATTCAAAATTGATTTCATCAATGATATTCGTTATGGATGGTGTGTTATGGAATGCGCCACTCGTCTTTCTGGTGGTTTCGATCATATGCTTACGTCGCCATTGGCAACCGGAAAAGACATTACCGGATTTATGCTAGACATGGCTTTAGGTTTACATCTCGACTCGGAAAAACTAAAAGCCACAAAAAATTCTTTCGTATGTGCTATCGCCCCATTAGATTTATTGCCCGGCGAAGTGGAATCATGGAATTTGCCAAAAAATATGCCCGGTCAAGAAGATATTATTGTCTTGGCAAAAGACAAAATTCTACCACTCGAAAACAATACAATGCGCCCAGTTTTTGCATTTGCTAATGGGAAAACACGATTATCTGCAATAAAAAATGCATTTCGCCTTGCCAAAGAAATTAAACCGGAGTATAAGAAATGACACAAAAAATGTTCATTAGTGGATTAACTGGAAATGTCGGTACAGCTTGCAGAATGCAATGTGTCAGAAAATTATGGGAAGCATCTGGTGTTTCGCGCAAAACCAATCTAAATTTAGTAGATTGGGAATCAACATCGGAATGGATCAGGCAACAACAACCTTTTGATATTGTCGTAATGGCGCATGGTGTTCAAAAGCCAGCTCTTTTGCGCGAAATAACACAAAAAGACTGGCGCGATGTCATTATGAATAACTTGGATGCGTCCGCGTCTCTTACAACCGCTCTAATGAGACACAACAAAATTAATCCAAATGGATTAGTAGTTTATTTTTCTAGCATTCAAGCCACTCAGCCACGTGAAGGACGTAGCGCATATGCTACAGCAAAAGCCGGTATTGAAGGATTGTGTCGCGCGGCGTCGGTTGAATGGGAAGAAAGCAAAGTAAGAACTGTCTGCTTACGAATAGGACAAATGGCACAACCAATGCAAGGAATTTCTTTTTCATCAGATTACATCAAAAAGCTCAACCATGCAATCCCTGGCCCGTGGGTACACGCGAACGACATCGCAAAATTAATTTTTGCTCTATACGATCAGCCATCCATGAGCGGCGAAACAATTGAAATATCATCAGGTCATCGCTTCAATATTTGGCCTAAATAAGAAGAAAAATCATGCTATCCGAACCTAATCTCATTACTGTGCTTACCGTTCGTCTCAACTCGTCCCGGTTGCCCCAGAAGGGTATAAAAGAGGTTTCCGGTAAACCAATTATGACATGGATTGCCAAAAGGCTACAAAGCCTTCCTGGAATGCTAGTAATCGCTACTACCATTGAACCGAGTGATGATCCGATTATTGAAATAGGTAAAGAATTAAATATTCCAATTTGGCGCGGCCCAATCAATGATGTGGTAAAGCGCATGGATCAAGCAATTTCCGCTTTTATGCCCGACGCTCAATATGTTTTTAGAGCGCTAGGCGACTGCCCGTTTATCGAGACAGATTTTGTTGCTCGCGCCATTGATGTCATGGCAAGAACAAAAAGCGAAGCATTTCTATGGCATCTTGCCCCTGAAACATGGCCGGTATACGGCGCGCGTGAATTTCCATATTCCAGAAGTGCATGGAATAAAATCAATAATTTGGCGAAAGGAGATGAGCGCGAACACATAGATTTATACTTTCATCGCAATCGTTCACTATTCAAAATAGTATATCATCAACCGCCTCCGTTTACTTATTTCCGTCCATACCGACTCGAAATTGATTGGTTCGAGGACTATGATTTAATCAAGGCCATTGCCGAAGGCGTTGGCATGGATGCTCAGCTGAGTGACATAATTGATTTCCTCGATAAAAACGATGAAATTTCCCGTATAAATCGAGAGAGAGTCGAAAAAACTGGCCCGATGTCAAGTTATGCATATTCCCAAAGACGTGCATGGATGAAAGCCATGAATGGGAAACCTGTAACTAGCTGGACTGACACAATTTGGAAACCTCCAGGCGAAGATGCAACTCCGGTATTTTGCTCATCTGGTAAATGTATGGTCGGTTACGGCGATAGCGGCGTATTATATACCAAAGCCGGTGATAGAATATCTGGAAATGCATTTATAAATTGCACTTGCGGAGCTGGGAAATATTGGAAACAACCGAGAGCACGAAAAATATAAATCAATCTTGGCATACTCAATGCCACGAAATCAAAGACTGGGACACAAAAAATTGTTGTCCAACTTGCCATGATGATGCCCAAGAATATGGCATTGAACCTTGTAGCATTGAAGTAAATGGCATCACAAAATTTGTTTGTTGCAAATATTGGTGGAGAAAAATAAAATGAGATGGATGATTGAAAATTTGTATTCAGCAAGATATTTAGATAATCCAAATATACTTTATCAACCTGATTGGCAAGAAAAAATCATGGAAGATCGTGGAATACAATGGACAGTTGAGCACATGAGAAACGCAATAGCAAAAAAATTAGCAGAGGTCATTCCCTCTACAAAATATTTGTTCTATATTTCGAACTTGCTTATTGAAAGACATTCACAAGAAAACGACATTATTATATGCTTGGCAATGGCAATAGATATTGTTGAGTTGATTGATCCATCTACCGCGCGTCTTTTCAAGCCATTGCCACTTATATCAATTGCAAAGAGTCGAACTACTTATAACTTTACAACGATTATGAAAACATCTTGCGAGGCATGTGGTCATGAATATGGCGATAACAAATATCAAGTATGTCCAGTATGCAAATCGGAAACGCATTTTGTGAACTGAGACGATAATACACTTTGATATCACTTTGAAACAGTTTTATTCAACCCATTGACACAATAAACACTTTGAGATACACTTGTATCGATACAGCATATGGAAATCATAAGCCAAGGTCAATTCTAAGAAAAATATCCGCTGATCGAGAAAGAGGTTTAAGCCAAACAGGAAACTCTCGAAAACCAAATAAAGCTCTAACAGAGCGTGAAACGACCAGAAAAATATATGACAGTGTAACAACCGTTTGTGAAGTGGTAGGGGTAAAACCGGGCAGGAAACCGTGTCTTGCCCGGTTTCTATTTAAGGACAGAAAATGACAACTTCAAATGATTATTTGAAAACAAAAGAAGTTCAAGAAGAATATGGATACTCGCGATCATCATTGCTAAGATACGAATCCGATGGTCTTATACATCCATCCTATAGTCCCGGCGGACAACGCCGATATTTGCGGGCTGATATTGAGCGATTAAGAATTAATCCAAGCGAAGCTCAAGCGGCAGAAACAATGCCTTACCGCGAGTTTGGATCAGCCGGTTTTAGTAAATGGGCATCTAAACCATATGACGAGAAATTTCGCGAACTAAGAGGGCGCGCCGGTCTATCTTTGTATCGAGAAATGAGATTAAATGATCCCGTAATATCTGCAATCTTTACAGCTATTGAGAATGCTTTGAGGCGTCCAACGTGGCGCGTCAGTCCAGTCAGTCAGGCAGAGGGCGACATTCAATCTGCCGAATTCGTAAATCAAAACATGGAAGACATGAGCTGGTCATGGTCAGATACCTTGTCATTTGTTTTGCAATGTCTTGAGCAAGGATACTCAGTTTTAGAAGTTATTTACAAAAAGCGTTTAGGCGAAAATCCACCTCCTTATGTTGCCGATCCTGGACAATCACTATACAATGACAATCGAGTCGGTTGGCGAAAATGGGCCCCGCGCCCCGCCGAAACATTAGTAGAAAATGATGAATTTATTATTGACAAACATGGTAGTATACAAGGCATAAATCAAGAACAACCAGATAGAAGCATAGTACAAATCCCAATCAAGCGGCTATTGCACTTTCGCACAACTGTTATTCCAGCAAATTCTCCAAAGGGTTTGCCTATACATAGGAGCATGTTTATTCCATGGTGGTATTCGCAAAACATTATGGAAATTGAAGGAATTGGCTTTGAGCGTGACTTGGCCGGTATTCCAGTAATTTATATGGGTGATGGTACTACAAAATCCGGCCCAAATTCAGATTTTGAAATGGCGAAACAGCTGGTAACAAATATCCGCAATGATGAACAAACCGGAATTGTTTTCCCTCAACCAAAACTTGGCACAACCAATGACGGAAACGGAATCTTGCTCGAATTGCTTTCGTCTAGCGGTCGCAGACAATATGATACCAATGCTATTCTTGAGCGATACGATAAACGCAAGGCACTAGCAGTTTTAGCACAATTTATTATGCTCGGAATGGAACAAGTAGGATCATTCGCTCTTTCAAAAAGTCAAGGCGATTTATTCATCTTGTCTGTATCGTCCTGGTTAAGCAGCATTGCCGATATCATAAATAGACACGCCGTACCGCGTCTTATGAAATATAACGTTTTCCCTGGAATGACAGGAATGCCAAAACTTGTCCCTAGCACAGTCGGAATTCCGGACCTGGCATCAATCTCTATGTTTGTCAATCAGCTTGTCAACCAAGATGTTCTAACTCCAGACATTGAACTCGAGCGTCACCTACGCCAAATCGCCGGTTTGCCAGAAATACCAATAGAAATCAATTCTGCGACCGGCGAGGCCGGAGTCGGAAAACAAAGTCTATCACTTGAAAAAGCCGCTTTGCTGGTTCGCCGCGTTGGATTGGCAACAAGGGCATTGACAGACCTAAATGTAATTGACAGCAACCAAGCTGTTGAACTTATGACGCCATTGGTACAAGAATTGCAAGATGGAATTCAAAATGAATTATTGGCAGGCGGTTCTATCAAACGGCAAAAACGAGTTTCGTCTGCAACTCAACAAGAACAACAGCAAGAGGACGAAGAGGATCAACCAATTCCGCCCCAGCCTATTCGAAAACCAAAACAAAATCCAAAATAGTTCACCCAAGAGGTGAATAAAATTTGATTAACATTGACAAAATAAAAATACCCGCCTTCGATCAAAGGGGGTATTTTTATTTCCATGACTGTCAATCAACTATGCTTTTATTATACCACAGATTGTTCTTTATTCATTTCAATCCACGCTCTCCACATGGGGAGCGACCTATGTATCGCTACGCTTTTTGCTATCTTCAAACGAAAATCCGCTTGGATACCTAATTTTCAATTTGGCAATATTGGTTTCCATGACCTGAGACATATCAAGTCCCATTACTGTACACAGAGCCGCGATATACCAAAGGATATCGCCAATCTCTTTTTCGAGTTTATGTAGGTCTATATCATGCGAATGGAAAATGCCTTTTTTGACCATTTCCAATATTTCTCCTGCCTCGCCGGATATTCCTACCGCGTTCCATACGATCATAAGCTCATTGCCATCGAGAGAGAAACCAGGATTGACAGTTAAGGTTCTTGCTGCAAGAGATTGATATTCACTAGCGTTCATTTTTGTCCCTTTTTTTTATTTGTTTTATGTCAAAAACAAAACATTTTATTCCATTGTCCAGTACAACTACGTAAGCTGGGCCAATATTGGTTGATTGTATTGTTATGAATTCTCCCCGACAGCCAGTCCATGGATGATTTCCGGTAAGAGATATCTCATCACCGGCAGAAAAAATATTGGATTTGATTTGATTTGTCATATGCTAATATAATCCTTTGGATTGCCATGCTTAGGACAAAAGAAAACACCATGATCTAATCTTACTTCACCGTCGCAAGGATCATTTGGATAAAGAATCGAGTGCCAACATATATATTTTGCTGGAATAACTTTTTCTGCTATCACGCGCAAGTTATCGGTTCGTATTTGCCATTCCCTAAAACAAATTGGACATTTTGGAATTTCAGGCGGCCAATCTACATACATGTCCGCCACAATATAGCCATGTCCTTTTGAGCAAGTGCCTAGTAATGCCATTTTATTTTATATCCACTATGGTAGCATCTATTTTGCCAGAAAATTCTGTTTCAATTTCACCAATGGCCTGTTTAATCTCATCCGACATAAGATTGTCAATCAATGTTTTTTTCTCGCTAAGTAATAGACTTCTATGGTCTTGCAAATCACTCAGAAAATTCAATAAATTAATGGCTTGTTCTTCATTCTAATGCCTCCAAACTATTTATTAATGGCAATGCCTGACCCATTGTATTCAAAAAAGTAATTGTTTCATCCATTGGAATAGAGACTATTATTCCATCGGTGTCTGGATCATTGAGAAAAAAAATTTCTTCCACGCGATTGATTATAAATTTTCCATCACTATCGCGTGCTGCATTTAAATGTCTCATACAATTGATGAATTTGTTTCCGGCAATGAGATATGCTTTATTTGTCATACCGGAACTTTTTCTGGCACTTTGAATGGTCCTGGTGCTTCAATTGGCTGATCCACATCAATTCGTTCTGGAACTTCGGTAGGGAATTCGACCGGTTCAAATTCGATTTCTGGATCACAAAAGTCACGATCTGGGAAGGATGGTAAAGTAATAGTTTTAGTCATTATTTAATGTCCTTATTTCAAAGATTACTCTTTCTTATAACAACCATCTCTATAGCAACAGGAACACTACTTATTCTTGCGCGATACTTATCGAGGGTTGCTTTTGCAATTTTATCATAAGGGGGGCCTCCGTATTTTGGCAAGACAATACTATAAAGAAAAACACCCCATGATCTAACAAGATCGTCTTCAATAATTGCTTTACCTAAAACCTGTACGGTCGCAAGCACAGGGACGATAGAATCAGAATCTTTTCCAGGAAATACATAGAAATGCTTTGCATAAACCAATGACAAAGTTGATGTCATGCCGCATGTGCAATCCTCAATTGGAGAAAAATAGGAATGCTTTTTGCAAGGGGCAGTAACAATTCGGTTAGGCCATTCTAGCTCAGACGAATAATAAGAAAGCAAGGTTTCGTTGACACAATCAAAATAAAATGGCTTAAATGCTAATAACATTTATTCACCTCTTTCTGAGTAAACAATATCTTTTTGCATCCACGCCGTTCCAGCATTTTCGCGGCTTTCTCGCCCTTCCCATTCGTTCTTCTCTGATTGCCAATGTAATGTTTCCGCAAGGCCAGCTGCGGCCAGAATATAGATCAAGGCCATTCCCAAATTGGGAATAATAGAATAAGTAGCGTAAAGTATCATCGCACTCCATGTTCCGGTGCAAGTTGGGCAACAAAGCATATCGCCAATTGCGTAACGCAATCCCGTACCGGTTGCCTCAACCGAATCGCCAGCGCCGGACGAATCTTTTACAACTTTCGTGAATGGTTTTCGTAGCCAGTCAAATACAAAATTGAAAGCGATTGCTCGTCCGCATCGAAAAGATGCAAACGCAAGAGCAATCAGAGTAAAATAATTCATTTCTGCAAATTTGTAGACGCTGATCGTTACAACGGCCATCAAAAACAAAGCGACAAAGACGATATGCCAGTTTTTCATTTTTTTATCCTTGTTTTTATCAGAATACAAGAATTATACTACGATTATGGTCATTGTCAAGATGTAAAACGAAAGTCAAAATAATTTTGGCATTTGGTCACGCCCGGTACGCTTGCGATCAATTTTCTCTTTACTGGATTGCTCATTGTATTGTTTGAGTAAAACTTTTGGATCGGTAGTTTGATAAGTTTTGACTAAATTTTGCCAAAATTCCCATCGTCTTTGTCCGACTGGAATATATTTATCAGTCATTTCGATAGCTGTTATATCGTCCCAGCCAGCCAAAAATGCGCCGATGCTTTCTGAAAGCACACCAGAAAAAGGGTTTAAGAGTCGGCGTGGTGAGTAGCGATCAGGAGGCAAAAAAAGTGAGGCAATATAACGCGTAAGAGATATAGGCTTAAGAGTAGGATGTGGATTTTTTGCTGCTATGATATGTCCGCTATCCTCATCCCGATATTCTTTCTCTGACAAATCATTTAGCCCAGCATCGCGCTCAGATGGTGCTACTTTGCTGAAATACATTACAGGATCAGCGCCTGCTAATTGCTCCTCGATTTCATAATTCCAACCGGCTTGAAAAAAGAAACGAGATGCGCCGCCTTCATCGTCATAGCCTCTCGATCCTCGATTCGTTTGAAATGTTCCGCCCCAAGTATTGCCATTTGGCGCGGCACTTGGGTTTTCAATATATTGGCTTTTTGTATTGCCGGATTGATTATTTAGTAATTTTGCTGGACACTCATCAACGCATTCCCAAATATCAACAATGCTCTCTGCCATTTCTTCACTCTCAAACTCATGTCCCGCGCCATTTCCAAACGGTTTCATGCCATCGGTAAATCGATTGATTTGATATCCTGGCACAACTTCTTGCCCAATAATTTTACAGCCGGACGAATGAATTATAGCAAAATTCGCGGGCCAGCGACCTTTACTCCCATCGTAAAGCATCTCTTTGCGATCTACATTTTTCCAATTTAATGATGTTCCACTGGCAAGTCTGCCTTTGTCAAGAAAACTCTTTGCCTCTGATCCAATTCTACCAGCGTCAATGTTATATGCGCCCGCGCCGGTTTGGGTAATGTTATCAAGTGGTTTACCATAATACGGCTTCTGAAAACAAATTAAGGGTTCGGCTGCCATTTTTAGGCTTTGCAAGCCATATCGATGACCGGCCCAAATTTCTTCCATTTCTGGATTGTCATCTTTTATGCGTGTTCCCTTCGGAAATCCCTGCGCGTACGCGTACAAGAATATGCTATCGTGGATCAAGAGTCCAGCATTTTCCATCGCAACGGCCATCCGATGAAAGTTGCGCGCACTGGCAAAAGATATTCCCATTGCGCCTGGATAAAGATGTTCTGCTAAAGCCGCCCAGGTTTCAGGCTGAAACGCGACCTCGCCGCCATCCCATGAATTAGATGACCAAATAGAACGTCCGTTTTTGCGAACCATCAAGAGATGATTTATGTCTAGTGTAATATCATATACATAACCACTATAAGGAACAAAAAACAATCTCTGTTTACCGCTTTTGTGATCTGTTTTCTCAAACCAGAAAGATTTATTGTCTTTCAAGAAAGTTAATACATATCGCGGTTGAACATGCGATATATTTGGATTATTGCATACAAATCTATCTTCACCTTCATGCTCTGCAAGAGTACAACTATGACCAGTCAAAATTGCTAATCGCTGTACAGAATTAGACAGCTCTTTGCTTGATGTAAAAAACTGAACAAAGTCATATTTTTCGCTAACATGACCGTCTGTAGACAAAAGACCATCCAATAATTCTTGAAGAAGATCACATGAATAATCAAAAATATGATTTGGAATACATTTATTTTCTGCACCGATTCCAAATGATCTTAGGTATTCCATCAAATTTTTGTTATAAATCATGGTTTGTTTATTATATTGAGTATATTTCACACCCAGTTTGTCAAGAACATTTTTTATGTTCTTTTTCTTGCGATCAATCTTCGCGGCAATAGTAATGAAATTCTGTTTCCAGGGTTGATTCTTCCGTTCAACTACTGATCCATCACCAATAAAGATTCCTAAGAAACGCATAAATTCATGGGCAGGAAATATATCTGGCCCAATCTGTATTGTGTCAAAGGAATTTCCTTCTTTCCAGTTTCCCTGGTTGGTCATCCGAAAAACATCTGGACATTGATCGGCTCGGATAAAATTCCATTTTGGCAGATTGTTTTGACTGCCAACAAAAAGCTTGTGATTTGGCGTAACCATCAAATCAATACTTCTGCCAGTAAAATGATACAAAATGCCATCATACTCAAACTTTTGATAATCAATAATATTAGCCATTTCTATTTCAAATGAGTTTGGATTTAAAGAATAAATAGTACCATCATAGCGGTTTTCCACAATGTCTTTCATTGAAATCCAACCATCAACGGTTAATACTTCTGTTTCAGGCGTATAGCATTGTCCCATGAATCCCTTGGACGCCCTTTGAAACAAACCATCTGTACCAAACTTTGCTTTTGCGCTATCTTTACCACCAAATCTTTTGACAATACTGGTCAAGTGGTACGGCGCATCACAAATCAGCGCGTGAAATTTAGGACCGTCATAACTCTTTGCCCAATCTTCAACTTTAGCATGAATATAATCCAGTTTTGCCATAGGGACTTTTTGCCTTTTTAGATTTTTAGGCCAAATTTGCCAATTTTTTAATGCTCTTGCAAAATAATTTCAAAATTTCTTGGTATTCTCTTGCAAAATAATTTCGAAATTTCTTGACATTTTTTTTTACACAACAATATCAAATTTTATAGATGGATGACATTGATAATTCTCTAATTTTAGTTTGGTATGATCCCAAGAAAATATGCTATCAAATTCCGGAATTTTTATGGACGATAGCGGGAGTGGTGCTCGTAAAGATTGAGACACAAGATCATAATAATGTGTTTGATATATGTGTACATCACTCAACATCCCTGTCAAAAGTCCAGGTTCGCGTCCGCATTCTTTAGCCAAAAGAGTCAACAAAATGCCGTATGACGCGATGTTAAATGGCAATCCTACCGCAAGGTCTACTGACCGTTGATACCAAATTAAATTTAGCCGATTGTCGCCAGAAACAACCACTTGCCATAAAACGTGACATGGGGGGAGTGCCATCTGGTCTAATTCAGCCACATTCCATGCAGATACCAATAGCCTTCGGCTGAACGGGTCAACTTTCAACGTTTCTACAAGGTCTACTAATTGATTGTACTGATTTGTCAGCCCGGTCGTACTCGCTCCCCATCCAACCCATTGCGCCCCGTAGATTGGTCCCAAATCCGGTTCTGCAAGCATCGCTGCCTTAGACTCAGGATCATTGTCATATGGCACCTTGGATGGATTCGCCCATTCGTCCCAGATATGACAACCACGATCTTGAAACCAACGCTTATCAGTAATGCCTCTTAGAAATCCATCTAACTCAACTGCGATAAGTCTAATTGGCATTTTTTTTGTTGTCAACAAAGGGAATCCTTCGCTCATGTCATGTTGAAACATCGCGCCAATGATTCCCTTTGTCATAACGCCGGTTCGATTAGTTTTCCATGCATTCAACGGAGCGTTAAATACACTTTTGCAAATGTCTATATATTGCTTCATGCGCGATCCCCGGTTACAAACTTGATTTATTACCAGTTGCCAAACAATTCCGTTTCGCTGCCTTCATCGATTGCAAAATGCATATATTCGGGCGGAAGTTGCATTTTGTTATCTACGAACGCTCTAATCAGATTGCGAATTAGACCGCTTTTTGTTTGACCTAACCTGTCAGCAGTTTCTCTTAGCCGCTGTTCGGTTTCTCTGTCCAGAACCACACCAACATTAATACTTGCCATAACTAGCCTCCGATACATAAATATTTTCAATCAGACATAATAATACCATATTGGGCAATATGTGTCAAATGTTTTTGGTGATTTATTTATGCCTTTACTTCAAGATTTTTGCTCAGGCATTCTCTAACAAGTTCCATCAAATCACTTTGGGTAAAGCTTTCATCTTTCGATGAAATTTCCCAGAACAAGCTCAAAAGCGTTTTGAAAACAAGCCATTTCTTTTTTTCGGGAGTCATCTTATTTTTCCTTTTTGATATAGACTATAGAATACCCATTAGGCGGAGGGCAAAAACTAACGTGAAATACATGCCATCTTTCCTCGCCGGGCCTCCGTCTAATTTCATGGATCATCCCGTTTCGAACATACAGATAAGTGGTTTTGTTGTTTTGAAGAACTACAACACGCCTTTTGAAACCGTTATTCAATAAATCATTGGCAACCTCCCAATATTTCTTAAAAACTTTTTTGTCCCATTGCTTTTCGGCAAATTTCCATTTTTTTGCTTTCATAATCCAAGCCAGCCAATAAAGCGCGATGGTTTCATTTTCCAATCATTCATAGACGAAAACCCGCTTAGGTAAACTTGCAGACGCGCTCTCGTTACAGCAACGAACGCTAAACAAACCTCATCGGGAATGCTACCTTGGCCAAGGGATGGGAAAACGCCTTTCCGAGGCGGAGAAATCATACTATAAGTGTGCGGCAATAATCCAACCGGTTGATACTCACCACTTTTGAGTTTCTTGAAACCTTCACACCAACCAATGCCAAAGACAAAATCACGTTCCAGTCCTTTCAACCGGTGAATAGTTGAAATTACTACAAAATTTGACCAATTCTTGCTCTTCGCAGCAGCTCCGGCCTCGATCATCTTATCGACATAAGCCAAAAAATCAGGTAGAGTTTTGAATTGTGTTGCAATGGCAGAAACCGTATCCAAATCGGACAATTTACCATCTTCTGATTCGTCGTTATCGGTAATGTCATCCTCAATGCTCAGGTACTTTTTATAACATTCGTCATTGATAAATCGAATAGCTGCCGCGACTGATCCAGTGTCAATGACAAATGCCAGCTCTTTTATGAAAAGCATCAAATCTTTTGCGCCCGATCTCGGACTATCATGGTAAAAAAATCGGGATTTTTGGTCAATTTTCTCAAAACCCGCCAAGGTGCCACAGCATTGACCTAGAAAATCATTGCCCAGGTAACGAGTAGTGGAATATTCGCCTTTGTGAACACCAAACGGAATAAGATTATGAACTGATCCAATATTATAAATACGCTTGAATGCATTTTCGTTTTCTGGTTCAGCAATAACCCTTAGGTACGAAATAACATCCATGATATGTTTTTGCTGCCAGAAAGACCCCCCAGCGATATTGATATATGGTACTTTCCGCTTTGACAATTCGCCCTCGAGATATGCCAGTTGGAAACGAGTCCGAGATGCTACAAAAATCTCGCCCGGCTTTCCGCCCAAATCCAACAAGGACTTAATTTTAGATGCTACAAATTCCGCCTCTTCCTCTGGACTTTCGAACCAATCAAATTGAATTGGCGATCCTGGCGCGTCATCGCGTGCTGTAACATATTTCATCAACGCCTGAGCATAAGGCCCGCCCAGAGCGCTATAATTGTGGGCGATCAATCGCGATGCCGCATCAATGATTTGGCGAGTAGAACGATAGTTGACTTTTAGCGAAACTGTTTGAATGTCAGGATAAAAGTCAACAACTTGATTAGCTAAAATATCAGGATCAGCCCCATTCCAAGCATAAATGGTTTGATCGACATCGCCTACGATTGTAAGAGTCATTTCATAACATCCTTTCTCGAATTGTCAATTACAAATATTGTAACATAATGAGCATAATTTGTCAATCGTCAACTTCCACTAATTTTCCTTTTGTTTTGTTGCCATAGACAATAAAGTGACGTGGTTGAACTGTACCCTTCAAGACTTGCACGCCCTCAAAATCGAATGGTTTTCTATCGCCCATATTGACACGCCCGATATGAATCACCTCTGGTTTACCGTGTTTTTCGCTGAACTGGTCAATCGCCTCTTGCATCCTGACCTCTAAAGGCCGTTTTGGGTTAAGCTCGTGCCAAAGCATACCGATCATTTTTATACTCCTCTCCCTAAATGTGTTTCCATGTACGTCTTGATACAACATCATAAATGTTAGCGCAACTAACACTAAACTGTTCTGCTAACTCCTCTATTTTTTTCGCTCTCTTACCAATATCAATTTTGTCAATTTCTTGTCTGATAAATAAAATATCTTGTTCTAGCAACTTAGCACGAACATGATTTCCACCTTTCCTTGTATGACGACGTTCCTTTTTAAACATATCTCTCATGTTTTGCACATGAGTACAAGCAAACAGATGACTTGACCGAACACAAGGCCGATTATCACAAGTGTGACAAACGCCATGTCCGTCGGGAATATCACCATACGCAAGATAATAAAAAACAGAATGAGTGTGACGATCCCCTATTCCATATAAATGAACACTTCCATACCCATCAGTATCTTTGCCGCCTATCCATTCCCAACAAGAATCCAAATCATCAATTCGGTTTACTTTTGACCAAAGATGTTCCAAAACCGTTTTTCCGCGACGAGTGCGATTCCAATCAACCACACTATAATCAGTCCGATTATATTGATTTCCAGTTGTTATACACATCATTTTTTCCTGGTTCAAGGCTCAGGGTGATTAAAATTCGTAAAGCCTGAGCATTAACGTCTTGCGCCTCATCAACAATTACATGAGTAAATCTTGATTGCCACTTCGCTCTAAATGCCCCATCATTAATCAAGCGTTGTTCAACGTCATAAATCATATCAGCAAATGTCATAAACCCTTCTTTGCTCATCAAGGCGTCAAATTCGGCGCGTGCTCGATCCATGCGTTTACCATGGTATTCACCCAACGTTTGAACAAAATAATTTCCATCATCCCTACTAGTTAAGCAAAGGTATTTAGCCTGATTGACCATTGCTAAAACTTCAAATGGGCCCGGTCGATTGTCCTCATCAAACCATAAATTTTCGGTAATTCCCCGCAAAATTTTCTTGACTTGCCAATCCTTGGGTAATGTCCGTTTGTCGCCCTCGGATTTCAAAATACGATTGCAGGCCGCATGAATAGTACAAATCTGATTACCGGCGTTTCCTGATCCAAATTCCGGTACAATTTTGACAACCTTTTCTAGCATCTCCCTAGATGGTTCTTTGCCAAAAGTAACAGCAAGAATGTTATCTGGACTAATACCATTGTTTACCAGAAACTTAATTCGATGAACCATTGCAAAGGTTTTTCCCGATCCCGGAGGCGCTAATACTCGAATGCTTACATTGACCGGCTTTGAAATTGCACTAAGTTGCTCATCGTTAGCGGTTTGAGTCTTGATCTCTTTTGGTTCATCGCTGCCATTCGATTCTATCAAAATCTCATTACCAAAGATTGTTTCTACTGAAAAAACGGCATTTTCGACAATTTTTTCAGTTTTTTGAATAGTAGCAATAGTTTTGATATCACTATTAGATGATTCTTGCACAGTCCCTAAGATTTTGTCAGTCCACTCAAGTTCACTTGCTGCTAAATCATTGTCCAGCCAAACAAAGCCAATATTATCATTCCAGCATTTTGCAAATGGACGACCGGCATTTGCGCCCTTGTCTTTGCCAACCTTCCCAATAGATTTTGGTTGATGACACTTTGGGCAATTTCCGGCGCGTTTTCGCCATATCAATAATGTTCGCACAGCTGATTCTAAGCGAATATCCCAACCGCTTACACGTGTAATATACACACCGCTAGCTTTCCCGCTGATCGGTTTTTTTGTTGCCGAGTCCTGTATCCAGAGGCGAATGCTATCTTCTCCGGTCTCGTCAGCATAACCACTCTTGCCGATACTAGATCGGACAATAATTTCCGATTTTTCATCAATGGCAAGTCTATATAATTCCTCACTATCAAAGCCACAATTGGCAAGGAAAGGAAGTTTCGTTTCAAAAGTTTTTTTAGAGAACCGGTCAATCACTTTACGCCTCCTCAACAAACGATATATAATATTATAACATGATGACCATATTTATGTCAATGAGTTTCTTACTCGAAGAATCAAATGATCCATCTTTTTAGAGATGGATCATCGAAATTTAACGTTTATTCTGTTTGTTTGCTGGACGTTGATAGAAATCATCACTGGCATCAAAAGCTGTTTTTGTCACAATTCCACTTCTCAGATCAGTGACGAAATCTCGTACAACAATTATTGCAGTTGTCAGCAATTTCGCAATTGTTCTTACGAACGTTTCAACGTTCTCAATTGATTCCCTAAAACCGGCTGTAATTGCATACTCGCTGCCGAGGTTGTATACAAAAATGCTAACAACCAGTGTTTTGATTATCAATCTGGTTTCCATCAATCCATACGACCGGAAATCGACATCGGTATAGGTATCAACTACGGCAGTCAGCAAACGCAGAATTGTATACGGATTACTAAAATAGGTCAAAATCTTGTCTTTTACACTTTTGCCAGACCGCAAATTGATCGTTACGGCCATCATGTAACCAAAGTAAATTTGCAAAACTGATAAACCGATCCCAAATGCCCACGATTCCGGCGATAACGTTGTCCTGCCGATCAACCATTGAACCATCTGATAAAAAGTTTCATAGTTCATGACTGGCTGCATACCAACCGAGTCGTAGTATTTTGCCGAAGTGGTTACATCGCCCCGAAAATACATGACTCCAATCACCAACATTAACAACCCGATCACAAACCGGATAAAGCCAGCGTAGATATTCCGCTGAGAACCTTTTTCTTCGGAGAAAAACAAAAAGCTCATGACAAAACTCCTTTCAATCAGCTAATTGACTTCGAGACACAAGATTTTCGTCTGCCGGTTATTTTTCGCAAATCGCTGTTTTCGCAACCAAATAAAATTTACGGCTAGGAATATTCAGCGACCATGCCACAACCTTCCTGCCGCCCAATCGCAATAAAAGATCAGCATTTTTCTCATTTTTTGCAATCCCTATCGAGATTCCAGAATCTTTTGCCGCCGTGAGAATAGCCGCTAAGCCGTGTTTACAAAGAGTAATTTTGCTGCCCTTGCAAACAAGTTCACCTTTGCCGGTTATCAAACGGCACTCCGTTGACATACATCCATTGCCGCGCCGAAGAATAACCTCGTACTGTTTACCATCGCTGCCCGGCACAAGAACAGTTTTGGCATGACCACTGCTATCGCGTGTCAAAATTTTGGTCAAATTGGCGCTAACAATAACCTTTGCGATATCGAACGGACTCATTTGTTTCACTGAACACCTCCGATACTGATCTTGCAATGAATTGATTATGACCATAATTATAATACAATATAGCGATTTGTCAAGCCGCTAAACGCATTCTAATAAATATCTAATGTCAATACCGTTCTCTGCCATAAATTCATCTTCGTTTACTTCTGCCCAATCGCACAAGTTTACAGTATTATCCCAAGACATTTTATGCATTAATGAGTACATCAATAGCATTTCATGTATCAGGTTCTTCTTTCTCCAATTTCTAATTATGTATTTTTTTTCATCAAAAACAATGATCCCGTAATACATAATTCTAGGCTGAACAACTCTAATGGCATCCCCGATCTTAACTACATGACCGGAATTGTTTAAATAAACTTCCATGCTGGGCTTATCCGATTCGAGTGTACCGGATAAGGCATTTTTCAAATAGATAACTCTCATTTGCATATCCTTTTATTTGTATATATTATAAACTATTTATGGTCATAATGTCAATGCACATCCCGAAATCAATAAATTCTTGCATAAAAAAATGCAACATGATACAATAAATAAAATAATATTTGTGGTGACATATGGATAAAAAATTGGCAAATCAACCAGAAATTGAAGACCAATCAGAAAATGATGAAAACGAAATAGAATTATTCGATCCTGGCGAAGAACCAACTAGGAAAGCTTTTACGAGAACATATCGCACAGGTACAGTTTATAGCAATCAAGAGATTTCAAATATTGACAAGGATAGCGGCTTAGTCAACCCTGTATGGGAAATTCAACCTCAGATTGGTGAAACCGATTATTATTATCGTGCATTTTTGATTTTTGCCGACCTTCCTCCGGCAGAAAGAAAATATGGTGATGCATACAAAAAATTCACCGGCAAAGTGGCTAGTCCATCACCCGCATTTTTAGTAGCCGCTAAAAACAATTTATGGATTTTGCGCGCATCGGCCCTAGATGTTCATCGCTATCAAGCGCAAAAAGAAACATGGGTATTGAAAGATGATGATCGGCGCAGAGCTGATTATGAGATAGGCGAATTGCTAAGAGAGTTGTCACTAAAAAGACTGGAACAAGTCAATTTTGCCGATCTTAGCGTAAATCAGGCGCTTCGATTTGCCGAACTAGCATCGATGTTACAAGCAAATTCAATTCCGAAAGATATGCTCAATGGTGATAACATCAAAGATTTACTTACATCTTTACCGGATGATCGGCGCAAAGTTGTTATTGGTATTCTAATTGCTAAATTCAATGAGTAACAATGGCTAAAAAATCAGCAGAAAACATTATTAAATTGATGCAAGAGCTACCAAATGATTCAATTGCTGAACTCATTACCAATTCTCCTGAATGGCGCGATGCGGTTCAGCCATTCATGCAAAAAGAAATTGAATTAGACAATGGTAAATATCCGGATGATCCACTCAAATTTATACAAAATATTTTAGAATATAATCTCTGGCAAAAACAAATTGACATCGCTAAATCCGTTCAAGAAAATAGAAATACAGTTGTTTCTTCGGGTCATTCGGTAGGAAAAAGCCTTCTCAGCGCGACTCTTGCAGCTTGGTGGTTAGCAACTCACGACCCAGCAGTAGTTATTACATTAGCACCATGCTATGACGATAAAACTGAGGTCTTGACAGATCGCGGATGGATGTTTTTCGCAAATTTAGATGGTTCTGAAAAAATCGCCTGTTTATCAAAAGACGGTCAAATTAAATACGAGTATCCCGAAGATCGATTTGTTTTTCCTTATTCTGGCGAATTGGTTGGTTACAAAAGTCAATTAATTGATTTTCTTGTTACGCCAAATCACCGATTACTGTTTGATACTTTTATAACTCGCAACGAAAAACAAGGAACATTCAAGGGAAAGATTATCTCTGCCGAAAATGCTTATGGCAAAAACGGTCGTTTCAAAAAATACGCCAAGTGGACAGGTAAAGATACTAATATTTCACTTGATTGGGCAGAATTTTTGGGTTTTTGGTTTGCAGAGGGATGGGCAGAATACAATCCAGAAAAACGAAAATACCGTATTGTTTTAACTAATTCAGATCAAGAATATACAGAAAACTTACTAAAACGTGTTGAACTATCTTATAAATGTTACAGAAAAACCCAAAAACCACACATTATAGATTACACTGTTTACAACAAACAGATGGCTTTCGAGTTTGTAAAATATGGAAAAACATTCACGAAACGAGTTCCAGAAAACATAAAAAATGCTACCCCGGAAATAATCAACGCCTTTCTTTATGGATTCTGGCAAGGTGATGGTTCTACAGACAAAAACAATAGCACTTGTTTGCTAACATCAAATTACGCTCTAGCAGGTGATTTACAAGAGTTGTGTTTGAAAATCGGAACTATCGCAAACGTAGAAACTAGAAAATTCTATCCAGGTTCATACGAAACAGACAAACCTCAATATGCTGTTAAGTATTGGAATAAACGCGGTAAATACCCACAAGCACATAGATATCAAAATCAACGCAATCATACAAACAAGTACCCCGGATGGTACAAAACCGAATATTCCGGCTATGTCTATTCTGTAAAAGTATCTGATTACAACCCCGGCGATGGAGAAGGCGGAATTATTCTAGTCAGGCGTAACGGAAAATACATTTGGAGTGGGAATACCCACGTTCAAGTGAATAATATTTTGTGGCGCTATATGCGATCAATGGTAAGATCAAAAAATCTTCCAGGCGAAATTTTTGATACTCCTCGCTG